GCACTTTACAGCAAGCAGCATTCGCAAAATATGTCGAAAATTGCTTTTTAGCAACAAAAGTCACGTTTTTTAACGAAATGTACAACATTTTCAATGAAATCGGGTTCGAAGGGTTCGATCAAATGGTCGATGCGATCACTTTGGACCCCAGAATCGGAAAATCACACACTCAGGTACCCGGACCAGACGGAAAATTCGGTTATGGAGGTCATTGCTTTCCAAAAGACGTTGCCGCACTGCGTTCGATATCGAAAAACACACCATTGTTGGATTCTGTTTCAGACATCAACGAGGAAATCCGCAGATGAAGGTGCTTTTGACAGGATCAAGCGGGTTCATAGGACGTAACTTTTTCAAACAGTACGTTGGTAAGTATGAATTCCGTTGTCTTGACCTGAAAGAAGATAATGACGATATTAGAAAGCATTGCTATGACCCTTCAATTGATGCCGTTGTGCATCTTGGTGCCTATGCTGGTGTTCGAAGATCGCATGAGATGCCAGAAGAGTTTTGGTCCATGAACGTCGATGGCACCAAACGCATCTTTGACGAGTACTTTGGTGTTCCTATTGTTTGGGCATCATCGTCTAGCATTTACGAATGGTGGTTGTCTCCTTATGCTACTACCAAAAAAGTCTGTGAGGAGATTGCCCCTACTAACACTCTAGGGTTGAGATTTCATACTGTCTATGGTGATGACTCAAGACCAGACATGCTTTATGATAGATTGCTCAAACGTGACGTAGAATATATCACAAACCACACTCGTGACTGGACACATGTATATGATGTTTGTAGTGCGATAGATCTGTGCCTCGATAAATTCGATGACATGCAACACTATCGTGCAATCGACGTTGGTAATGGAAATCCACATACCGTAAAAGAGTTAGCAGATCACCTGTGGCCAGATAACAACCTTCCAGTACGAGAGGTAACAGGAGAAAGAACAGATACTTGTGCTGATCCTACTATTCTCTTGAAGCACGGATGGAAACCAGAATATAATGTTCTCAAATCATGAATATACTTTCGTTCTGGGGAAGTCATAACTCTTCTATCTCAGTCTATAATGTTAAAACCAAGAAACTGACTGTAATCGAACTAGAAAAGATTATGCGTCAGAAACACTGGGGTTGGTATAGATCTCGTGAGGGTGACAAAGTAGCATTGTGGAAATGTCTTATCAATAAAGTGTTTCCGGACAACGGCATTGACAACAATTTTGAATGGGTTGTCACTACTAGCACCATTGCTCCTCAAGGATCTGCAATAACCGAAAAAGAACTCAAACGATACGGGGTTAACTACACAAACTACATGCCGCTAAATGGTCATCATCTTGCTCATTGTTATGGTGCTGCAGCATGTTTCCCCGGCGAGAAGGCAGTTATAGTTTCGTTGGATTATGGGGGAGATGATGGGCAAGGATCTATTCGGTTTCTGGACAGAAAGACCAAACCTTTGCTGCGAACTGATGAATACGCAAAACTAAAAATTAATAATCTACTATTTGAGTATAATCTCGGGGTTGCGGTTAGTTTAGGTTCTATTAGCAGAAACACCCCTTGGTTTTTCGATATTGCGGGTAAAGTGATGGGAGCATCTGCCTTTGGTAATGTAAACAACATGGCATATCAATCTCATCCTTTGAGACGATCAAGGATAGTGAAAGAGAACTATTTTAAACTCAAGCAAGATCTTGTTTATAATTCTTTGTTGGTAGATAAGAACTGGACTCAAATGATAAACGGTTTGCCCGACTTATCTTTTCAAGATCAGTGTGACATATCATTGAAGTGCCAACACAACTTCGAAAATATATTCGAAGACCTCTTGAAAAAGGATGGTGTTTTTGGTATACTTAACAAGTACGATAATAATTTAATACTTACTGGAGGTAGTGCGTTAAACATTGTCAACAACCAAAGACTGCAGAAGAAATACGGTTGTAAAATCTTCGTACCGCCAAATCCAAACGACATAGGAATTTCCTTTGGTGTTCTTGCTCGTTTCCTTTACGAAAATAAACTTATTTCTAACGATACTGTCTTAGACCCAACATACAGCGGAATCTATCCAACAGACTACATGACGAAAACAATGCGCATGGCAGACGATAAGATTATCGACTCTAACTTCTCTATAGAATTAGGTAACTATGTTCGAATGTATAAAGGGTTCGAAAAAAGAGGTGATGCAGATTCGGTAGTTCGTCATCTAAAGGGTGGTGCTGTCATAGGCATGATTCAAGGGAGATCTGAGGTAGGGTTGAGGTCATTGGGTGCTAGATCAATTCTTGCTGATGCTTCTATTGAAGGCATAAAAGACAAAGTCAACAAAATTAAAAATCGAGAATTGTATAGACCCTTTGCACCAATGTGTGCTATCGAGAATGCAGAAAAGTTTTTCGACTCGCCGCACTATGACAATCTATATCATATGAATATCAACGTTGATGTTAGGGAGGAGTATAGAGAAGAGTATAAAGCAATTACACATGTTGACAATACTGCTAGACTACAGGTTGTAGACAAAACCTTCCCGGAGATGCATAATATATTACTAAAACATAATGGTGTACTGCTGAATACATCATTGAATGTATCTGGTGATCCTATTATGAACAGATTCGTTGATGGGTTTAAATTGTTGGAAACCTCGACGCTAGACTTTCTTGTCATTTACGATCATGTGAAAGATGAGTATGTATTTTTTAACAAACGATTAAAACACGGATGGTAAAATGCCTAGAGCAAAAAAAGCAAAGTTTGTCCCGAAAAAGAAAAAGACATTAGTAGCAGAACCTAAGTGGGAACAACTGAGAAAAGCAAAATCAGAAGAAGAACGATATAAAGCATTTATCACTTCTTCTGAATTTGTACATTTCGAAGTTGCTGATCGAGAACAACTGCATTGGTTGAAAAAATGGATTCGTGAGATCTCTGATTGGGATTTACATGAGGGAACGGTGAAACTTCCTGATGTTTACATGATGCCGTTTGCGAAATATGGGTGGTTGGCAGTTAAACTGGAATACATGCCTAAAAAGGTCGAAGACTCTTTTGTAAAGAATCTTAAACCGCTGTTAGAACGAGCAGAGGAGATCAAAAAAGATTTTGCAGATGATGGTGTGTATCTTCCCGAAGACAAAGAACATTTTATTCATCCGGACAAGGTGAAAAAGTGGTTGTCTGAATGGAAGACCTATCTTAAGGGAATTGAAAACTTTAAAGACTCAAAAGACGCGAAGCAAAGAATCACATATCAAACTGCACAGACCTATGTACAGAATATGACCTCTTACCTAAGAACTGGTATTTGGAACGATTCGCATTTTGGAGCAAACCGAGAAGGCAAAGTAATGTTTGTTGTCAAAGCACTTGCGTATGATAATGAAGGCATGGTCAAAAGAACAAAGGGTCACTACTATCCAGATATAGGAAAAGTATGGTGACACTTTGGCAGTTATATCTTAAGAAACAAGTACATGCTTTAAGAGCAGACAATAACTGTCATTACTTTTACGATGACTTAGATTTTAGAATCTGTCCTAAGAACGCAACTACTTCTATAAAAAAGGTTATTGAATACAGTATTGAAGATAAGTGTTGGAACGATTTGATGCCTCGACTATCAACCCCTTTGTTAAAAAAGGGGTTATTAAAAACTGCAAGGGTTCTTAGTGTCAATACACATATGGATTATATGAATATTCCGTTTCGTCGAAACAGTTTTAAAGTAGCAATAAAACGGGATCCGGTAGAAAGGTTTATATCTGCTGTTACTTACATGCAAAAACAAATTCCAGACGATGTGTACAAGGTCACTCGTTTGTTATCTGAAACTGTGGATTATAGAAAACTTACATTAGAAGAAATACTTATCGGTGTCGAAGAAGGATGGATTAATGATATACACCTTGTGCCTCAGTTCTATTACTTTGGAAAGTACAATCAATATGACAAGGTGTACTCTTTAGAAGAGACTGGAGATTTTATAAAATTCTTAATCAATTACAAACCGCATCCTGTCTTGAACAACAACAAACGATATCTTAACATTCATCTAAATAAAACAACTCCAATTGAGATATCTTCTTATTTGAAAAATAGAATCAAAAAACTTTATGAACAAGATTATGACGAAGGGTGGTACTAATGAAACTTGATAACTTAATGCTGACAAAACAAAAATTTTCTAAACTGGTCGAATCCGCAATCATAGAAAATAAAAACATGTCATACTTAGATGCAGTCATCATGGTATGCGAAAAAAATGAGATAGAAATTGAGGACTCTAAAAAATTTATTTCTAATGCTATAAAAAGTAAAATCGAATCGGAAGCAACTAAGTTGAATATGATGCAAGAAAAAAATAGGAGCGTAGAATTAGAATGAAACAAAGATTTGAATTAGACAGATGGACTGGAAAAACAATTGAAAGACCTGATTTTGTCGAAGAGGTACGAGCAAACTGTGATAAGATTTGCGAAGTTCATAATAATGCAAAACCTTTTTTAAGGTTTCTTAGCGGAGGCACTGATATTTATTGGAATCTTCATTTAGATAAAGTAACTCCTGTAACCCCGCACATCCCAAAGGTTGCTCAATGGTTGAAAGAGAACAATGCGGAAGTTTTGTATTGGTTGATTCACGAGATTAGTCAGAAATCGCCAGATTTTAAAGAAGAGCATGAACGATGGAGACCTATTCCTTTAGGACTAGGAGACTCTTTGCCTATTCATTTAGACAGTCCTATGCAAGCAGAAGAAATAGTAAAGTTTGATAATGATGAAGTTTTAAGAAACACAAAACCCGATGTTAAGGTTTCACTAAACATTCCCATGGATGATAATGAAGGTATGACTGCCATGAGAGTTTACAATTATGGAAACCCTCCTGCGACACAATATCAATTAGGTCCCGCAACAGAAGAACACCCAAAGGGAGAAATTATGCCCTTTAAGGAAGGATCTGCAGATACCAGAGAAGATTCTGAAACGGGGACATATGATCGGCACGGGTTTTTTATGAAAGACGATGTAGAAATGGTTTATGAAGAATTAGAAGTTGCTAATAAACCTGTTCTTCTGAATGTGTGCCAACCTCATAGTTGGCATAAAAACAAAAAAGATCCTGTTAAAAGATTGATCTTAAGATTGTGTGTCGATAGAAATGGTAGTAATGCTTACCCTGATGATCCATGGCATTTATTTGATCTTGACAAATAGAATTTTTTGTAGTACTATATACTCTTATATTATGAAATTAGTGAAATACACTGAAACACAAAAACATACACTGAAAATACGAGGAAATACATATGTCTTTTGAAGCACTAAAGCGCAATCGCGCATCCGAAATCTCACGTCTAGTTTCTGCTGCTGGTAATAACGATCAGCAAAAAGAAACAAAGTCTTACATCGATGAACGCCAATGGAAACCCACAGTAGACAAAGCAGGCAACGGTTATGCCGTTCTGCGATTCCTGCCTGCTCCTGAAGGTAACGACCTACCATGGGTACGTTATTGGGATCATGGTTTCAAGGGTCCAACTGGTCAATGGTACATTGAGAAGTCTTTGACCTCTCTTGGACAACAAGACCCAGTTTCTGAATCAAATAGCAAACTGTGGAACTCAGGTGATGATCGTGACAAGGAACTTGCACGTGAACGTAAGCGCCGTTTGCACTATGTCTC